GGAGGTTTGCTGACCACCCGTACGGGTGCCAGCAGTGACCTTGTGAAGGGTAGCAGGAAGCAGGTCCGCAGCCATAGCGGCGTTGATCTCGGCTGCGATGTCTACCCCGAAGAGCGTGATGCTGGACATGCTACTTCTTCTTTTCCAATCTGTCGAGCCAGGCTAGCACGTCTGCCTTCTGGAAGCAGGCGGTCACCAGGTTCGTCCCATCCTTTTGCGCCTGGGCGTTGCAGAAGTCTCCCAGGGGAGAGGCTCTGCTGGCCAGGTGCACGCGCTTCCCAAAGGACGCCGTCCCTGGCCGCGTAAAGCTCAGGTAGACGTGAGCCGGGCCGCCGGTGCACAGCTTCCTGAGCTCCTTCGGCGTCACGGATAACCATCCGTCAGCTTGTAGCCCATGTCAGGGCACGAGAAGGACGACTCTTCGCAGGTGCCAGTTGCCCGTGCGCCCAGGGACGCGGTGGTCATGGCGCTCTGGGAGCCGAGGAAGATGCGGACCAGGGCGAACGCCGTGTCGTCCTGGAGTTGCGTGCCGGTCGTCGGGCGGAAGTATTCCACCTCGGCGCTGCCGGCCTTCACCCGCTTCTTGTTGTTACCGGAGGTGCCCGCGTTCGCAGCCGACGCCGTCAGGTTGATCGTGCCGGCCAGGAGGATGGTAGCATTCTCGACTTCCAGGGGCACTTCATCGTCCGGGACAGCCGTGCCGTCCGGGTAGGTCACACCGGTCCGGGGCCAGGCGTTCTCCTGGGAAGCGCCGCCGGTCTTTTCGCCGGCCCAGGCAAGCAGGTCCAGTCGACGGGTCGCCGAAACGAGCCTGGCGCCTTTCTGGTCGTCGGTCAGGACATCCCAGGCGGCTCCGCGTACAGGATCGACCGCCAGGTACGCGTCCGCTTCCGCTACGCTAGCGTAGGCGATGTAATCGATCGCGTTGATCGTGATGGTCGAGATGGACATTTAGCCCTCCTAGGACTTGACCTTCTTGACGAGGGCGCGAACAGTCAGGTCGTCCGCTGCGGCGTCAACCGCAGTGGCGTCGGCCACGCGAAGCTTCATGCCTGCACCAAGCACCAGGGACGGGAGCGAGGTTCCCAGGACGCCGGCGACCGAAGAGGTCTGGTCGGCCAGTCCGGAGGCGAAGTTGTAGCTGACCGTCGCGCTCGCCGCCTGTACAGCGCCGGCGGGAACAGACGCCAGGACGTTGTCGTCGGCGTCGAGCACCTGGACGATCATGCGGCGGTTGCCCACGGTTGCGCTCGCAACCAGCGTGGCGAACACGCTGACGACATACCACTCTTCCCCGGCGGGGACAGTGTAGGTCTTGTCCGAGTCGTTGGCGGTTGCGTCCCCGACTACCTCGAGGCGCCCCTGCATGCGAACATTCTGCATCACTTCAATCTCCTAGCTTTGTCCGCCATCGCGGCTATCCGGGTCCGTTGCCTTGTCTTCCTTCGGCTTGTTGCGGCCGGGGAGTCCTGCCTTTGCGCGCTCGGCTTCCATGGAGGCTTCCTGAGCCTCGCGCTGGAGCATTGCGTCTTCTTCGATCTCGTCGAGCAGGTCTTGCGGCGTACGCGAGACGCCGAGGAGGTCCCTGATCTCGCCGACAGCCGGGTCGCGCATGTCGAGTGTCGCGCCAGCCGTCGCCATGTCCCTGAGAACGCCGGCGATGATCTCGACGTCCTGGTAGGACACCGCTTCGCACGAGGGAGTGGGCATGAGGGCCATATCCCAGCCGTTGAGCTGGAACAGGACGGTCAGGAGGTCGGTCTTGACGGCTTCGGTCAGCTCGTTGAGCGTTCCGTTGACCAGCATGAAGAACGACTGGGTCTTGTCCTTGCTGAGCGCATGCGAACCGGTCGAGCTCTCTCCCAGGAGGAGCTGTTCGACGCCCAGTACGCGAGCCATCTCGCGGTTGACCCGGTTGATGGCTTCAGCCACCGCTTCCTGACCGGTCGAACCGGCTTTGAGCAGCTCGAGGTCCCATTGCTTTTGGGCGCTCGGGCTGGCCTTGTCGTCCTGGGTCAGGTACGGCATGGAGTCCAGCATCATGCCCAGCTTCGGGCCCTTGATGTGGTTCTCCATGAAGTCCCTGAGGGGCTCTTCGATGCGGAGGCGATCGGCTTCCGTGATGGAGCCGTCTTTGACCATCTGGGCGAGCTGCGTGAACGGCCCGCGACCGAGCGGGATGCCACGGAGGTCGGTCTCGAAGCCGACGCCTTCCAGTTGCTCGTAGCGTTCCAGGCGTTTGGCCGGGGCGGCCAGGTGGCGGAAGATGCCGAGGCCTTCGGGGCTGTCCGACAGGGTGTCGTCGACGACGTACAGGAGCTTCCCGCGCGGGAGGTAAATCTCCCTGCTGTCCTGGGGCGACCGCTGCATGACCCCGGCGACGTCGCCGTTCTGGTCGATGTCCCAACGCTCGATGGTTTTTTGCGGCCTTGGCCGAATGTCCGCCATCGTGATGATGCCGTCGTCGCGCTTCTTGGCGGTCCACTCCTGGATGCTGAACCCGTAGAAGCGGTACATGGCCGCGCGGCGGATGACCCGGTGCCAGGGCGTCTTCGGATCATCGAACAGGAGCTCTTCGCAGAGCAGCGCGATGCGGGCGGCTTCGTCCTCGTTGACGCCTTCCTTCGTGGAGGGCACCATGGACCAGCGCGACTTGGCGGTCAGGTTGAGGAAGTACCGGACGCCAGCAGCCACGATGCTCGTGTTGGCGAGCATGTCCGAATAGGTCTGATACCGCCTGTAACCCTTGAGGGCCGAGGAACCTTCGGGGTCCTGGACATATCCGCCATAGACCGCAGTGCCCATGGCGCCCAGAACTTCGTACGGGCTCACACGAGTGGACTGGCCGCCGCCTCCAATGCGGCGCAGGCGGTCCATGATTGAAGGCTTGGCCATGTCTGGGTCCCGGCAGGGTGATCTTTGGGCCAGGATGCACTCGGCGTCAATTGGGCGTAACCCAACGTTCTCTTACTCGCCGATGGCGACAGTCCTGGCGCCGAGGATGGCGACCCGTCCCCGACGCGCCTTGCGGTGAGACTCCACGGCGTACCGGAGCGCGTCGATGACGTGGTTGTCCTTGTCTGCGAGCTCGGGCAGCACCTCGTCGGTGATCTTGTCGACCTTGTACTGGTACGTCTCGAGCTCGTCGATGGTGTGCGTGCAGCGCGGGTGGACGACGATGTCGTGAGACTTGAGGAACTCGACGCCTTCCTCTACCGACTTGGCGCCCTTGACTGCTCCACGGATGTGGAAGCCCCTGGCGGACATGTACGAGATGGTCTCGGGCCTTGCCGAGTCGGACGTGATGAGACCCTGCATGACCCCCGGAAGACCGGGGTGCCCATGCGGGTTTTGCCATCTAGCAGGGTCTCGATCGTCCGAGCCGGCGAACAGACTGGGCGTCTCGTCGATCTCGCAGCGGACCTTGTACGCCTCGTCGGAGATGTACAGGACGCGACCCATGATCTTGCACTTGACGAGCACGGTCGGGTCTACCGAGAAGCCCCAGTCGGCGCCCCAGAGCCAGACCTCTTCGCTGGCGGCGGCCTCGGCGTCCAGGTCGTCGATCTTCCAGTTCGTGAAGACCTTCGTCTCTTCCCGGCTCAGGGGTTCACCTTCCCAGACGTGCCGCCACTTATCGCGGTCCCGCTCCATCATCCAGAGCATCTCCTGATAGAGCGGGCTGTCCATGAAGAATGGGTTGTTACGCCAGCTGACCTGCTGGACGTAGCTGCCTGGAGGAGGTGTGCCTCCCAGGAACATGACGTCCACAGGAGCTTTCGTGCTGCTGCGGTTGAAGCTGAAGATCAGCTGCGAGCCAGGGCGTCGAATGGTAGGCGTGAGCAGGTCCAGGGAGACCTGGCTGCAACGGTCGGCTTCCTCGACCCAGGCGCCGTCGAGACCTTCCATCGACTTGACCGAGTCGGGGTTGGTGCGCAGGCCGGCGAACAGGAACATACTCTCGTTGGGCCCTGTAATGCCTTCCTTGGTGACGTGAAAGCGCTTGGACAGGCCCATGTCCTTGATCTTGTCGGCCAGCAGCTGCATGGACGACGTCGCTAGGGACTTCTGAATTTCACGAGCACAGAGCCAGCGCAGACGCTCCCGGTCAGCCCGGTCGATCAGGCTTTCGGCGATGTTATGGGACTTGGCTCCACCCCGGCCGCCGTGCAGGCAGATGTACCTGGGCCTGGGATGGCAGAACATTGCATGGAACTTTTCCGCAAGTTCTCTGTTCCCCTTTGTCGCCTTGAGGCAGTCCTCCAGGGTGAGCGTGGGGTCATAGAATAGCGGAAGGAAGCGCTTGGATAGCTTCTTCGGCTTGAATTTTGCTGTCCAGGGAGGCGCCATTGTCAGCTGTCCAGAGGGTCTTCTTCTCCGGGCATCTTTCCGTCTTCAATGTCGCAGAACTGGAAGACTACCCTGGTGCGAGGCTTGCCGTCTTCGTCCTCTTCAGACGAGATGGTTACAGACCCGCCGCCCTTGCCTTTGCCGGCCAGGACGCCAGTGCTCTCGGCCAGGGAAGCCAGGAGCGGATCGCTGTGCTTGCGGATCGTAAGCGGAATGGGCTCGAGGTCGTCGTCCAGCATCACGCGCCCGGTGTTCGGGTCGTGCTTGTACATCACCCGGCCCTGGAAGATGACTGGCTCCTCATAGCCGTCTCGCCCGCGGCGGACGATCTCGTTCATCAGGGTGCCCTTGAAGACCTCCAGGGCTGCCTTGCAGGTAGCCTCGAAGTCCGGGCTTTCCTTGCGCCAGCCCTTCTGGGTCTCGTAGCATACGCCCGCGTCGATCGCAGCGGAGGCGTAGTTGCCACGCATCTGCAGCGCCTTGATGAACAGCTCCTGGCGGAGCGCTTTGCCTTCGGAGGATCGGGAAGCGATGGTCATGAGGCCAGGATGTGCTGGCCCGTAACTGGGTGCAAGCCAGCGTTATGCTAGCTTGATTAGGTAGGCCCCGTTCGAGGCGCGCCTGGCGTACGCCAGGGGTCTCTCGTCACAGTAGGCGTCGATAAACTCCTGGGCGGTAACCTCGACGGCTACCCCCTGGCGCAGGAGGGCCTTGACGACCGTCTCTAGCGACTTGAGCTTGTTCTCGACGATCTGCTCGGGGGTCATTTCAGGGCGAGTGGTTCCCATCAGCCGTTCAGGCCCTTCCAGCCCTTGAGGCTTAGCCCGCCGATAGCCTTGAGGCCGACGTCCAGCTCGAAGGGGTCCAGGACGATGACCTTGTCGATCCCGTTAGACTGGATGGTCAGCTTGAGGTGGCCGTTGTTGAGCCCCTCGGCGGTCGCGCGTACAGTCTTCCCGTTCGATCGGGTCCGTTCTTTCTCGAAGATCATTTGGAATGCCTGGCTGTGAGGGATCGGGGGTCTGGCGTGCCCTCCTGGCGCACCAGCTTGAGGTTCTTCGGCTCGGCGCGCTGCTTGGTCCTGTACAGGGCGTCTTCCTGGGCCCAGTTGGCGTCCGGCGCCGGGGAGTCGATCAGGTTCGGGTTGCGATGCTGCCGGGTGAGCTGCTCGAGCACCTCGGCGATCTCCCTGAGGCAGACCTCCTCAAAGACCGTTGGGAAGACTGGCTCGAAGGCGTACTTGCGCCAGGCGTTGTTCCACTGGATGATCCCCAGGCAGTGCCGGCCGTCCTTCGTCCAGACGCTGATGCGCCTGGTCTTCAGATGGGCAGGGGCCTCCTCGTACCTGAAGGCTATCCAGGAGTTGGCCTTGGCTGATTTGCCGGCCTGGTACGCTGGCACGACGATCTTATAGGGGTCTTTAGCCACGGATTGGCTTCCCGTCCTTGTCGACCGGGCTGAACCGGAGCGACGGCCTACCGTAGCGGAGGCTGGTCGTCGCGTGGAGCCAGGCGCGCAGTGCGCTGGATGAAGGCTTCATATCAATCTCCCATTTGCGAGCAGCATGGCGTAGGTCCTCATGGTCTTAAGCCTCTGTTCTCGACTGGGCTCTGCCAGGACCGGGTGGCAGCAGGACATATCGGGGCAGCACTCGTCGTCGATGGCGTTATGCTGGGAGACGCCGTTCGCCCAGGCTATGAGCTGGCGAAGCGTCCTGTGATGGTACGCCTTTCGGAGCATGGGGTCCTGGTAGGACACGGCGTTCCCCTGGCTGTAACTGGATGAAGCCCGGCTCCAGGCCGAGGATAACAACCTGGCGCGTCCTGGTCCGCCAGGGAGCCCACCAGGGACCTGGGGTCTCCAGGGTCCATACCCGAGCCTGGCAGCCTACCATTTGACGTCCTCGCCGTTAATCCACTGGTGAGCCTGTTCGGCCGTCAGGGGAGTGAGACTGGACGCCCAGTGAGTGCTGCCTGAGGTCGCACGCTTGCCTCCCCGGTAGACCCGGTGCGTGTGCAGGACCATATGGGGCTTGCCCTGGTTGACCCAGCCCGAGCCTTTGCCGACCCGGTAGACGCAATGGTTGACCGTCCTGACCAGTTGGCCTTCCGCCAGGCCGGACACCTCGAGCACATGGGCTGCGACGGCCTCCCTGGCTGCCAGGAACTGCTTCTCCGCCGTGAGGTACTGGTTGACGACCAGGTCCTCCTGGCGCCGGAGCCTGGCCTTCTCGTCAAAGAGGGTCGATACTGCCTGCGGTTGGCTCATAGCTGGGTCTCCTGAATGCTGGCCCGCATGACGGGCAGTCTGGGAAGCAGTAGGCCTGTTTGGCCTGGTTGAATGGGTCATCCTGGCGCCAGGTCTTGCAGTCGTAGGCCATCGATTGGCATCCCATTAGCAATGGGGCTACCAGGACGATCGCCAGGACCAGGAGCCAGGGCCAGGTGGGGCCTTCCCGGGTCATTGCATGCGCCTGGTTGGTTCTTCGGCGATCTCGCCGGCGTCCCTGAACTCCGCCCAGGTGCCAGCCGAATAGCCATGCTGGAGCTTTGTGGCGAACACCACGACGCCTTCGGTCTCGCCGACTGGCTTCTCGGTCACGCCCATCAGCACCAGGTCCCCGTTACTGGTGATCTGGACTGAGTGGACGACGTGCGTGTGATGATCTCCCCAGGCCTTGCCTGTCGGTCTGATCTCGATCTTCCGCATCATGGTAGGACCTCTTGAACAATGACTTCCTGGAGCCAAAGGGCGTGCGTGTAGCCCCTGTCCGGACGGAACCACCGGTTGTTTCGGAGGTCCGAGCGGCCGCAGACCAGGCTCACGGCGCCGAGTCGCATAGGGCGTCGCAGGCTCGTCGCCAGGGCGTGCTCACGGAGCCAGGCGTCCTCGAGCTGTCTCACTTTCTCGCGCGGGTCGATCGAATGGGGCAGCAATGGCGGGACCAGGGAGACCCTGGGAGCGTACTGGGAGCCCAGGCGCACGTGAGCCAGTCCGACCGAGTGAACCGGCTCGTCTGGTCGCCTGATTGGCTTGATGCTGAGCCCCTCGAGCAGCTCAGGCTGGTCGGCGAAGGCGTCGGTGCGGACCCATATGTCGAACTTGCCGAATGAGTTGGGAGCCAGTATGTGGCTGTAAGCCCTCTGCTCGGGCGTGGTGCGGACTGTCCAGCTCTCCTTCATGTCCGGCTCCATTCCTGGATCAGCTTGCGCACGGCCCAGCCAGGAGCTTCCGCCAGCGGCATGACCGAATAGACCTCCAGGCCAACGATGGCCAGGTCGTTCAGCCCGATGCGGTCCTTGACCTGTTCGACGGCCAGTCGCAGGCTGTCGGCGCGGACGATCTCGACTTCGCTGGTAGTGCTTCGATGGACATGAAGCTCGTGGAAGGGGGCCAGTTCCTCCTTCGGCAGCTTCGTGTTGGCGCGTTGGTTCATGACTGTCTCCTATCCAGGGAGCATGCCGAGGGGATCGTCCGGTGTAACCCAGCGTTCGGCTAGTCTTACACGCGTGCGCGCACGTGACGCGCTACGCGAGCTCGCCTGGGCCTGCGGAAGGTAGTTGGACCTATTAGGGATTGGCCGAGGGGGTTCGTCATCCAAGCTGTACGACTCGAACGTTTAAGGGACTTTCTAGACTATACGGAAAAAGTCCTTGTTTTTCATAGCTTTTTACTATCTTGTATGACTTGTATAGCTTGTATAACTATTAAAATCATATGTATGCACATGCACACGAACATAAATCCGGTGACTTAGTGATGCTATATAGCCTTACGTCGTACAAACCAGTCGTCGAAACAAACGGGAAACGACTGCCCGAGCGATCAGCCCGAGCAGTCGTACAGTCTGTACGGCTTGTATGACTAGGAGTCGAGCTCCGAGAATTCGGTGAACACCGCGCCCTTCACCACCTTCTCGAAGTCTTCCCTGCATTGCTCCAGGGATGGGATCGCGTAGGCTCTGGCGCGTCCCGTCGAGCCGACTTCATGCACATCCATCGATCGGTGATCGGTGGGAACCACGTCGAATGCGTTCGACGTCATGCCGGGACAGATGAGCCTGAGCTCGGCGGCGAAGTACCGCTCGATCCCCCGGTTCATGGCGTCGGCTCTGATACTCTTACGAGCGCACCAGTCACGGAACTGGTTCTGGAATTCCTGGTAGTACACCTTGATCGGGCCGCGCGACCAGTCCATCCCTTCACGGGTCGGCTCGACGCAGAGTCGCTGGTCGTTCAACTGGTCGAACCACCACTCCTGGACCGGGTTCATGTTGCGGAGCTTCTGTTCGACCAGCGCTTCCGTGTTCGGGATGTCATTCCTGGGAGCCCAGCGCCCCAGGTCCATCAGCTGCAGGTCATGCAGCATCGCAGCCAGTCCGCCCTGCTCGTACATCTGCCGGCGAAGCGCGCCGAAGAAGACTTCGTCGCCCTGTCTGTTGTTGTTGACCCTGGACACGAAATAGCGACGCTCTCCATCAGCCGTTCCCGTATCCAGGAACCGGTTGTCGTTGGACGCCATCATCACGTGGACCCGGTTGATCCCGCGCTTCACGTCCTTGCCCTTCGCCTCGTACGCCATATCCTTCTCGGTGGTGACGGCCTTGAGCATGATCGCGGCGGCCTTATCGCCGGGCGTGACGGCTTCGTCCGCGAACAGCATGACGATGTCCATCAGGTGGGCGTTGAAGTTCCCGGTCAGGTGCTTCGGCGACGACGTCTGGATGCCATGCCGTCCGGCCAGGTCAACCAGGATATGACCCAGCGTCGACTTGCCTGTGCCCTTCTCACCGTGGAAGCAGATGGCCACGCCAGGCGGCTCCCAGGGCTTCTGTACCATGTAGGCGATCCACTTGATGACGTACTCATAGGCGTCCTCGTCGCCATCGCACAACACGTCCCGGATCAGCTCCTTGGTCAGGGACCAGTCGCCTTCCTTCGGCTCCACAGCCCAGCCGGTCCAGAGGTTCAGCCAGCCAGGGTGATCCTTCTCCGGGTCGAACACGACTCCCATGGCCGAGCGTCTGTTCCCCCACTCAAGCCAGGCGTTCGCGATGGGCACGATCTTGAGTTCGTCTTCGCCCTTCTTGTTCTTCACCATCTTCTCCACGCGACGGTTGGACAGCATATCCTGGAAGTCCGTCTTGGCGTAGGAGACCCACATCTTGCGCTTGAGCGCCGGGTCTTCCTGCTGCTCCATGATCCGGAACTTCCCGCCATCCGTGACCGCACAGTATCTCTTGTTCATGCGCGACAGAGGACCCAGAGCTTCGTGCTCGAACTCCTCTACGACCACCTGACCCTCTTCGCCAGGCAGTTCGATGTCTTCCGCGAAGTCCTGGGCTGCGCTGATGGCCGGCACCACGTCGCCCTTGCCAGCGTCGATTAGGTACTTCTTGAGCGTCCTGTAGGTGACCAGCTGGCCTCCCTCGGTCTTGCGATGCAGCGAGTCCCAACGCCTGCCGATGATCCAGCCGTCGCCGGCGTATTCAGGGTCGCGCGTCGACCAC